GGCTGGCGCGCCGCTTCCTTGGCGGCCTTGGCCGCAGCCGCGTCGTCGATCTTCTTCTGCGCCTTGGCGGCCTTCTCATCTTCCTTGGCCTTCTTGGCGGCTTCGGCGTCAGCCTTCTTCTTCGCGATCTCGTCTGCCTTCGCCTTGGCTTCCGCAGCTTTGGCGTCCTTTGCGGCTTGCGCGTCGGCGGCCTTCTTGGTGGCAGCGGCTTCCTTTTCGGCCTTGGCAGCGGCAGCCTTCTCGGCCTTCTCCTTCGCCTTGGCGTCCTTCTCGGCCTGCTTCGCGGCAGCCGCATCGGCCTTGGCTTGCGCGTCGGCTGCGGCCTTCTGGGCGGCCAGTTGTTCGGGGATCGGCTGCGAAGCCGGCGCAGCGGCCTGCGCGTGTTGCGGGTGGTTCATGGTGTTCCTTCGGTTGTGACGTTGCTGCGTCGGTTGAATGCAGGACTCGTACTTTAGGGGTTGGCCTCAGAGTGGGCAACCCCTTTCTTCCATCAAGGCAGACGGGCTTTTTGCCAGTTGCCCAGCGAGGTTGACGACGTTGTTTTCTTGACGTTGTGCTTGGCCTCAAGCTCCGACATCATGGTCTTGCGCAGCGCCAGCACGGTCGGCAGTGCGGTCGGCTTACCAGCAGCTTCCCACATGGCGTCGGCAACCTGCCAAATAATGGCAGTGGTGCCGCCCTGGCGCGGCGCGCTGGGGGCCGCAGCCGGCCGGGGTGCTGGTACGGTACCGACGGCAGGGCGATCGCCCGCTGGCGGGGCTGCCACAGGGCTTGCCGCTGGCTTGGGGGCCTGCGTTGGGATGTGCTTCATGCGCAGCGGCACGTACGTGAACGCTTCTTCCAGCATCTGGGGCTTCATGCTTCCCTTGAGGTATCGGTAATGCCAGTCGTCATTGTCCGCAATGCTATCGGCTTGCATCAAGGCTTCGTACGGATCGGCATCGACTTGCGGCAGGTCGGGCACGTTGTCCATGATGACTTGGATGGTGCCGCCGCGTCCGAAGATGCTGTCGACGCCGAACGTGTTGCGGTACAGCAGTTTGAGCTCGAGGTCAGTGAAGCGAGCATAGGTGTACTGCGAGCAGCCTTCGCCCAGCAGGGTAGCGCACTCGTTGAGCTCGATGTGGCAGAGGCTCGACAGCAGCCGCTGGTTCTCGTGCGCGTATACGAAGCGCATGTTGGTAAGGTCGATGAGGACGTGCATATGGTCACCTCGTGATCTTCAGTTTGTCCGCTTGCACGGGTCGGTGCAGCGCGAAGCCGGTTGCCCGGCCAATTTCGTAGTTTACTTGGCGCGGACTTGGCGACCCTTGATGCCCATAAACTTGCGCCACTGGTAGAACTCGCACGACACGTTGTTCCGGTTCCAGTTGTTGACCGTGGCGATGGTGTCGAGATCGGCGGCGACCGGCATGTGCGTGGCGTGCACCGCGTCCAGGGCGGCCCACACTTGGCCGCACAGGGTGCCTGCGCTCGGTCGCTTCACGCCGTTTTGCTCGGCGCGGTTCTTTTCGATGGTGTAGCCGCGATTGACGTCATCGCGCTTGTAGCCGATGCGCACCTCGCGGCCCGTCGCCATGCTGTAGGTCTTGCCGCAGCCGCCGCAGGTCTGGCTCACGCCCTCGTTGGCGGCGGTTTGCTTGGCGTGGTCGGCACCGCACAGCGGGCACGTATCGCCGGCTTGCACAGCCTTGTCGGTGCGTTCGGCAGGGGCGTCGGGGTCGACCACCTTGCCGTCGCGCACGACGGTGCTGGCAGCCGTGGCAGCGGCGGGCACGGGGGCGCCACCGAGGGCGCTGAACACGCTGAAGCCGCCCATGGCAGCCGGCGCGTCGGGGATGGCGTGCTCGACGCCTTCGGTAGCCGCTTGCACGGTGACCGGCGTGTCAGCTGTAGTGATTGCCGGGGCATTGACCCGCGCTTCGGCGGCAGCCTGCGCAGGCGAAACGTGTGCCTCGATTTCGCGCATGATCGAACGATCCACGGCACCCGCCAGCTTGTCGATCTTGATCGGCTCGCCGGCCTCGTTGGTGTACGTGCCCCATTCGCCGTCGACTTGCGTCAGGTACAGCGGCACATCGTCTTCGGCGACCTTGCTGGTCTTGACCAGAAAACGCTTGGCGTTCGACTTGGCTTGCGGCTTGAAGTGGATGACCGGATGAATCAGGGTTTGCGCTTGAGCTTGCATGGTGGGTACTCCAGTGATTGGCGGGTTACACCGGCAGCGGTTGCAGCCGGATGAGTTGCACTGTATAGAGCTCTTGACAACCACACAAGCCGATATTACAACTTGTTACATCCCGTCTACCTAGAATGGAATATCGTCATCCATCAAGTTGCTGGGCACCTGCGGTGCCGGTGCAGCGTTCGGTACCACTATGTCAACCACCTTGCCGTCGTCTAGCTGCGTGCCGAACGCCGTGCCGTCGAAGCAGTATTCCATGATCTCAGGATATTTCTTGTTGATCCACACCCGCAAGTGCGTCGGCGGTCTTAGCCCGCTGGCAAGTTCGATCGCTTCGCGCGTCTTGCTGGGCACCTGTTCGCTTTCATGCGAACGCTGCTTCCACCATTTCTCGGCCTTCTTACGCGCATAGCCTTGATGTTCGATGCACACGTAATCGTAGAACGCCTTCGTCAACCCGCTGTAGTATGACACCTTCAGCATCTCCGGCGCCCCAGCCTTCATGTGGATGCTAAATGTCATATGGTCAACCGGAAACACTTCGGTGATCGGCAGATCAACCTTGATGAGTTCGGCCGTGCCCGCCGTCTGGTCGAGCTTGTGCATGAAGATGAATTCGTGCTTGCACTCGGGGCAGATCTTGAGTGTTGCGTGGACATATGTCTCACACGAAGGGCACAGCTTGACTGGAGCTTCGCCAGTGCCTTCGCCCTTCTTGCGCGGGATGACGGGGTCGTTGATAGGCCCAAGGCGCAGACTGTTTCGCGCGAAGTCGAGCACAAGGCAGTCTTCCTTTCCTTCCCAGGGGCGTGTCCCCCGCCCCAGCATCTGCACCCACAGCACAGTCGACATGGTGGGCCGCAGCATGACAATCATGTCGATGGCAGGGTAGTTGAAACCGGTTGTGAGCACATTGTTATTGACCACACACCGCACAGCCCCGGCCTTGAAGGCTTTAATGTTGTCGTCCCGCTGCGTGTCCGACATGGGGAACGCTTTGGTATTGCTGTGCACGCAAACGGTGGAGACGTCCATCAAGTTTAGCATATCTGCAATCTTGTGCGCGTGTTCGATGCCGCTGGCAAAGATTAGCCAGTGCTTGCGGTCGTGCCCGTGCTCCATGCACTCGCGCAGTGCAGCTTCTGTCACCTCGTCTTTGTTTACCGCAAGTTCAAGCTTCGCCTTGTTGAACTCGCCAGCAATCAGGCCCACGCCATCGGTGTCGATCAGCGCCTTCATCTGCTTCGGCACCAGCGGCGCAAGGAAGCCTTGTTCAAGCAACCAGTTGAATGCCTTCATGGTTGTCATGTCGAAGCAGACATCTGTGAAAATGCCGTCTTCGGTAATCTTCCCATGCCCCAGCCGGTACGGGGTTGCCGTCAGGCCAATCACCTTCAGCGCCGGGTTGCGTAGCAGCAGCTCTTCAATGAGTGCCTTGTACATCGTCTCTTCGGTAGGATTGACGAGGTGTGCTTCGTCAATGATGATGAGATCAATGCGCCCGAACAAGTGCAGCATCTTCACAATCGAAGCAATGCCGGCGAATGTGATAGGGTAGTACGTCTCTTTCTTGCCGAGGCCGGCACTGAAGATACCGGCCGGGGCCTCGGGCCATAGTTCCTTTAGTTCCGCATGGTTTTGGGCGACCAATTCTTTCACGTGCGTCAGCACTAAAATGCGTTGGCTGGCCCACTGGCGCAGCACAGACATCAAAAACATGGCAATGACCAGCGCCTTGCCCGTGCCCGTGGGCAGCGCAATCACGGGATTACCTTTTTTCTCCCGAAAATAGGCATAGATCGAGTCATGCGCCGCAACTTGATAGTTGCGCGGAACCTTAGTTAGTCCCATCAACGCACCTCGTAGTGGCTGCACCCCTTGAGCTGGGTAGCCTTGTTAATCGGGCCGGGTGCCACCGGATTGACGCACACCCAGGTGCCGTCGGCAACGGGTTCGCTGAACCGGCACGTCCGGCAGTTCACTTCCGGCACCGCCTTCAGGTGGCAGACTGGCTTGTGGTTACACCACTTACACCCGTACCAGCCCGGTGACTCACTCAGCTTCTTAGGCGGATCGGCCATCATGATCACCTGCCGCCCACGCTGCAAGAACTGGTCAGCGAAGTCGGCATCGAGCAGAACGATCTCAGCGTAGATGTCGTCGGTGTTCTTGTTGACGGCCATGTACAGCCCGCACATGATGCCCATCTTGCGCATGTACGTCTGCATCTGCACAAAGTGTTCGAACTTGGCGGCGCGCACGCCTTTGCCGTCGAAGGGCAGTTGCGGTTCGCGCGGGTCGCATAGGCCGGCGTGTACCTTGCGCCAGGATTTGCCAGCGAGTTCATCAAACGACGTTTCACCGTGCGTCTTGAACTCAAGCAAGCTGGGGCCGCCAGGGTTGTCGGGTACGCCGATGCCCACGCCGTCGCCGCTGCCGCCCAGGTGGCCGCCTAGCTCGCTGATGCGGTACTGCTTACCTTCGGCATCCTGCTGGTAGACTTGCACCCCGATCATAAGAAGCAACGCAATGAACCGGGCTTCTTCAAGATGTCCACGGTTGAATAACCGAAGCGTCTTGCCGTTGAACTTGCCCTTGTGGTACCAGTGGAACCCGTACCACAGGTCGCGCGCGCATTCGCCGCCCAGCAGTGAGGCGCCCAGGTGTGACCGAAAACCTTCTTCCGGTTCGTCACGGTAGGCGTCCGACATGTGTGGAAACACCTTGCCTTCAAGACCGCGAAACTTAGCGCCTTGGTCGGCTACGAGCGCCGCTTCGATAGCGGCGAGGGTGTTATTTGCGAGGCGGATGGCTGTCACGGGAGTCCTGACCACATACTTGACGGCGCAACGAATCCTTGTCGCGCACGGAATCTCTGCCGAACCAGAACGCCATGCAGCGTTCGGGTTCGGTCTTGGGTGCCGGGCAAGCGGCCGGCACAGGCTCAGCGAGCCGTTGCTTCCACTGCCCGACAGCGAACCCTAATTCTAGCAGCGCGTACGTATACGCGCACACTGCGATTAGGGCAAATGCAAACGATCTCGACATCGTGCACACGCCTTGTTGACGAGACGCAGCGACGGTTCATCGCAGTGCTCGCATTCGCCGGGTGTACCGGCAGGAATAGCCGCAGCACGTTTTTGCGCTGCGGCTATTTGTGAAGCGAGGACAGGGCCGTTGACCTCTTGGTCGGCCCGATCGTCGACGCTCACGTGGGCGTGGCCTTGTTGAAGTCTTCGGCCGCCTTGTCGGCGCGTGCCAGCGCGTCGGCGTCGCTATACTTGTTCGGGTAGCGCTTGCGGAGCTTGTCGATGTTGTGCTCGAGTGCGGCCTCGAACTTGACCTCGTAGATCTCGCTCAGGTAGGCCAGCGACGTGATGAACAGCGCGAGGTTCTGCTTCAGCTTCTCCTCGTTGAGCGTCTTGCTGTAGATTGCATTTGCCTTGATGATCGTGAGGATCTCGCCGCTGAATGCGACGGCGCACTCGTGCACGGCGACGGGGCTGCGGGTGCTGGATGCCTTGAACAGCGGGTAGCTGAGGTCGCGGATGGCCTGCTGGTCCCACACGATCAGCTCGTGGAACTGCCAGCCCAGGTGCGCGCACGCGAGCTGTGCGTACCACGCGGCGTCGCCGATCTCTTCCTGGATGTTGGACAGGCCGCCAGTACCCGAATGGGTGGCGGTCTCGAGATCCATCCAGATGCCGTTGACCGTCTCGGCCAGTTCGCCGATCTCGCTGCCGATGCCCAGCGCAGCGTGGATCAGGTTCATTTCCAGAGACGGAAACATCTTGGCCGTGCGCATGGCAAGCGGCTGGTATTCGTGAAACTTCATGTTGATGTCTTTCGAAGTACAGATGAATTCGGGGCGCAAGGCCCCGGCACGTTCGAACGCTGACGCGGCCGACTTACAGCAGGTTGCGCAGGCGTTGCAGGAACCCGTGATACACGGCCACTTCGTAGTGACCGAACTGGCTCAGGTGTTGCTCCATCTCGTCCAGCACATCGTGGCCGGCGTGACGCACCTTGGTTTCGACGGCGTTCGCCGCATCCTTGCCGTCGGACTCGACGGTACCGGCCAGCTTGTCCGCATCGGCCTTGATGTCGGCCAGCGTCTTGTCAACGATGGTGCCGCCCTTCGGTTCGTTCTTGCTCTGCGTGTCTTCCTGGCCCTTGCCAGCGTTCGGATCTTGCTCGTCCATGTTGGACTCCTTAAAGTTGAGGAAAGAACCCGGCCGAAGCCGGGTAGCACGGCGTCAGCCCCAGGGCGGCGGCTGGTTCGCGGCCGGGTTGCCGCCGGGTTGCGGCTGTGCGAACTGCTGTTGCGGCTGTTGGACCGGTTGCTGCGGGGGCTGCCACGGCTGGCCGCCCTGGGGCTGTTGCCACTGCTGACCCTGGGCGGGCTGCTGGGGCTGTTGCGGCGGCTGGTAGCTGGGTTGCCCTTGAGCCGGTTGCTGCGGGGGCGCATAGCCTTGCTGCGGGGCCGGCTGGCCGCCCTGTGCGGGTGCCCAGTTGCCCGTCTGTGCCGGGGGCGGGAAGTTGGCAGGCATGCCGGGGTTGACAGCCTGACCGGCCGCAGCAGCGCCATTGACAGCCGTCTGGTCATTGACGTTGCGATACGCGGAGATCTCGTTGTTCGCTTCGTACTCGCCGGTTGCCGGGCGAACCTTGAGCTTCAGCTTCAGCGGGCGGCCGTGCAGCATGTCGGTAGACTGCACCAGCCCGACAGCGCCGACAGCATGGCAGATGGCGGCGAGATCCTTGTATGCAATCTCGACCGCCTGCGGATTGTTGTTCTTCACGTTTAGACGCGCGAACACCTTGCGGCCCTTGTACTGGCCGTCGAGAATGTCGAAGCGCAGCTCGAGATACATGCCGCTGCCGTCCTTGGTGGGCTTGGAATCGGACTGATCCATTGCCGCGATATACCAGCCGGCAGGCATGGCGTCCATGACGCCAGTCGACGGGACGACAGACGTACTGTCGAAGTTGATTACGACGCCCATGGGGCATTCTCCTTTTTCTAGGGCTTAAGAGCGGTGCCCATGACTTACCGCATTTTGATTCAAGTGCGCGTGTACAGATCGATTCCGCACGTCGTGTACAAGGCGTGCGCAAACGCGTTCCAGGCATTGTTGGGCGGGGTCGGCAATGCCACCTCGCCCATGATGCCGAAGCGATTGCCCGCCGTGTACGACGGCGTACGGGACAGGGCCAGCATACGACCCTTGTTTTGCGAAGTGGCACGAGTCATGCCCTTCTTGTCATCGCTGCTGATCAGAAAGACGGGTTCGTACAGGAAGCCAATCACATCAGCCCACTGCGTCATCAGTTCCCTCTTGCCGTACGTCTTGCTATTCTTCGGGCTGTGCAACAGCAGGTCCCAGCTGTCATACTCGCCGGCCGTCGGATCAGACACCTTGTTCGAGAAGACGTGGCAGGTGAAGACGGTGTTGATGCCAGCGTAGACTGCTAGTTGGTCAAGTGTCTTCAGTACCGTGTCGAAAATCGTGTTCGACAGCGTGTACGCCTTGCCGTAGCCACCGTGAGCGCTTTCCATCGTGCTCGTCTTGGTCTTGGCCGTGTCGATGCGCAGCACGTAGTCGTGAATCATGCGCTCGAGGGCCGTGGCGCTGTCAAAGGCGATGGTACGGTATGCGAACTGGCCGCGCTGGGCCATGGTCGTCACTTCCTGCAGAAACAGCATGAAGTCTTCGTACGTCTGGATCATCGGGGTCTTGTCACAGGTAAGACCTGCGTAGCCGACTTCCAACGGTACCAACAGAACACCCGGCGCACCGGCGCAGAACGTCGACTTGCCCATCTTTTCGAGACCCGCAACGACGACGCGAATACCGGCACGGGAAGGACCCCTTGTGACTTGCTGAAGGAAGCTCATGTGGTCAGCCTTGCAGATCGATGTTGAGATGGGCGCCGCACGCGGGGCACTGGCCTTCGCCGTGAACGTGCTCGATGATGGGCATTGCCTTGTTGCCTTTGAGGGGAGTCATTTCACCCCGCAGCTCCTCGATCATGCGCTGCACGATGGGTGAAGGATATGGAAACGCATGCTCAGCTTCGCGCACCAGCTCTTGCCGGGTCATGGTACCCGCAAGCATGGGGCGGCGGGTGGCGGTCAGAATCGCTTTCATGACATGTCGCTCTCTGCCCGCAGGCTTTGGAACGTGGGGAAGCGCGGCTTGTCCTTCTTGCCGTGGGCGAATGTCTTAAACTTGATTACCTTGCCGACAATCTCGCCGGGGTGAGCCAAGTAGTGTAGCCGCTCGGCATGGGTCATGCAGCCGGCAGCCACCGTGATGTCCTGTCCCGTCTTCAAGTCCTTGCACAGCAGCGCACCGACTTGGCCGTTCGGAATCATGTTGTCCTGGTGCGAGCTGCGTTCGGTCTGCCCCAGCTCATTGACCGTAGCCGGATTGCCGTTCATGTTGCCTTCGACCAGCGCGGTCACCGTAGCCTCTTCCTCGCTAAACCGCTTGATACGCGACAGGTTGGACTCGGTCGGCGTGCATCGACCAGACTTGTACTGGGCGTAAGGATTGCGAAGGATAGATCCTTCGTATCCTAGCTCGAGGTATTGCGCGTCAATAGCTTCGATGTCGTCGACGTTATATGCCACCTTGTACGGCACCAGCCGCAAACGTGACCACAGCAACGGTTCGTTCACTTGCAGCGTCGCCATCCGGTCTTGCAGCCGCGCGTACCGTTCGCAGTAGGACAGTTCTGCGCCATCCAGTTGAATGAAATCGAACAGCCACCACAGCGAGTAGGGCTCGCCTTCGATGGTACCGACCGCGCTGGTTGTGCGCCGGCACAGGTCCGGAGCGGTCTCTGACCAGCTTGCCAGTTCGCCGTCCATGCCCAGCGTGAGGTCGTGCGTGAAGAACCCCGTAGTGAACTTGTTCTTGTGCCGCTTGAACGAACGGCCCGTCAGCACACCCTTGAAGTTGAGGGCACGGACGCCGTCGATCTTCGGCTGCACCCACTGCGGAAAACAGAGCTTCTTCGCGTCCCAGTCACAGGCGAGCATGGGCTTCTGCCTGTCGAAGAACGCCTGTTCAAATGGGCTCATTACTGGCCTCCTGGCTTGCCGCTGCGTCGTCGAACGCCTGTTGCTGCACCGATCGCGGCGCGAGCTGGCCGGCGCGCGCCATGCGGCCACGGTTGAGGAAAGTGATGAGCGCCGCAGCCTGCATATCGTTCAGTGGCACCCGCTCAGCAAAGCACGGCAGCATGTACAGATGCGACGGCGCCTGCCGCCCTCTGAACGTGGACGTTGCCACGCGTTCTCGCATGCCACCGTGCAGCAGGGCCAGCGTGCGGGCATCACTGAGCCCTGTAGGCAGCGGCGCGCGGGCACGCTGCATGCGCTCGAACATCGCCTTCGACTTAGCGATGACCGCCTGGGCTGCCGCGTTGCGGCGCGCCAGCTCTTCGGGGGCAACGTTGCGGATGTCGTCTGGTTCCATGCTTTACATCAGTAGAAAGAGAACCAGCATAACCGAACCGCCGATCCAGTGGCCGGTGCTGAAAAGGATGACGCTCGTCGTCACGTAGACGACTGCTGATATCTTGGCTGTCATTGCGCGATAAATTCCTGGTAGATCTTCATCAGGCCCGGCAGGTGCGGTTCGATGAGCTCGAACGTGCCTTTGGCGTACGCTTGCGCTTCCACCTGGGCGTGGCTGTGGTAACGAAGCCGCAGGAAACTGAACATCAGGTTCCGTAGGTTCATCTTCATCATCCAGTGCGTGTAGTGGTTGACGTGAAGGAACATGCGGGCATGCTCCGGTGCCACGCCGCGAGCCAACGCCATCTTGTACAGCGCATACCCGTTCTCGCAGTCCATGTTGAGCTCTTGGCGGAACCAGCCCTGCGTGACTTCGTCCAGGTTGTCTTCCTGGCCTTGCTTGGCGTTTGGTGCCTTGCCGCCCACGACGGCCGGGATGTACCACTGCTCAGGAAGCGTGATGTACCGGCCGCTGGCCTCGTTGATCGTCTGGGTGCGCTGGCGCACGAACTGGCGGGCCACGAAGATCGGCAGCTTCATCTCGAGCCACACTTCGATGATCTCGAACGGCGTGTCGTGGTGGTGCTGCGCGAGGTAGCGCGTCAGCTTCATCTCGGCGT